ATCACGCAACCTGCGTATGGCATTAGTCAGTAAGAACCTAGAGCCTGAGAGCCTTATATATAGAGGGATAGCGAGGACATGATAAAAAGACCGCCAAAGATCACAGAAAAAAGACATGAATTAATAAAAGACTACTATTCATAGAACTTATAAAGGTATATGAAAAGAATTAAATATTTATTTAATTAATACTTGATATATAAAAATACTTATGTATAATTAATATATGTTAAATATTATGGAGATAAAAAACATGAACAATAAAAACGAAATTAAATTTAAAATTAATGCAAGGCCGAGCTTCAAAAATAATGCAAGGGTTAGGCGTGCAAGGGTTAGGGCTCTAAAATACTGCTTCTTGACCGTTTTAATAGGCATATTCTTTACCGTTCCTTTATTCTTAGTCGTTCACGGATTAGTTTAATAATTATTAATATGGAGATAAAAAACATGAACAATAAAAACGAAATTAAATTTAAGATCAACGCGGTAGATAACGCAAGAACTAGAGCAATTAATTATGCTTTAGTTTTTGGTCTTGTCTTGCTTGCTGGTCTTGTGGCTATCAAGTTAATCATTTCATTAATAATAGGGGGTTAATAAACATGATACAAACAATAACTAAAAGCGAATTTTCTACAGCATTTCATAGAGCGGGCAGGGGTGATAATTTCACATATAAAGGTTTAAACGCTCTATATGATTATATAGAAGACTATGAAGAGTGTTCAAACGAACAAACAGAACTTGATGTAATAGCTATATGTTGCGAATACAACGAGTACGAAGACTTTGAAGGATTCAAAGCAGATTATGGAGATGATTTCCAATCTATAGAAGATATAGAACAACAAACACAAGTAATAATGATTGATGATGATTCATTTATCATTCAAGCATTTTAAAAGGGGTAAAAATATGAACACATACAAAGAACTGAAAGAACTATCAAAGACAAGAAAAAGAAAACTAGGTAACAACACATATTTAGTTGTTAGAGATGATGGCGGGCTAGGTGTAAGGCTACATAATACAGAAGTTGTTATTCATTATAAGGATAAAATAATCCTTAATAGTGGCGGTTGGTACTCAGTAACCACTAAAGCAAGAATGAACGAATACACGCCCTTTAATATTTGTCAAAAGAATTATGAATGGTTTGTTGATGATATGCCATATCAAGATAATATGATTTTAAAGGTGGTTTAACATGAAATATAAAATAATAGCTAAAGATAGAAACAAAAATAATTTCCTTGTAATGGTTAGCAAGTCATTAAAGGATATTAAAAGTAAATTTAACAGATTAGAGCAACAAGGCCATAAGCCGCAAATAATTAGGGGTAAATAATGAAAACAAAAAATTTAGAAGCATATTTAAGCGGAGGGGTTGAGAAGCATTTAAACGGAACTTTTACAATATATGGCTATATTGACAACCGAAAGAATGGCGAGGAAATAGGCCGCCATAAATGCACATATGGGGAATATACAATAAAAGATGCCATGCGAATGTTTAAAATAGAATTAGTAGATATTATGGACTTATGCGAGGAATACAAAATATTTAATAATGATGATTGGGTTGAATTTGATTATCCCCATAAAGCCACCTTTTAACCCCTAGAAAAAATAATTTTTCACCCCGTTTTATACGGGGTTTTTTTATGCCTTTAATAAATAGATCATATTATATAAACCATTCTAAGCCATTCTAAGCCCTTGTAATAATCATTTAATGCATTACTACTTATATATAATAATAGATCAATACAAAGACTTACAATGCTTTTGATGGTGTTTTTGTTTGTTGTGGTGGTGTTGTTTGATGTTTTTTTTGGGCTTTTTTGTTTTTCTTTTTTTCATTTTTTTAAAAAAATTTTTGCCTTTTTTTATGAAAAATAAATTTGCCTTTTTTTATGAAAAATAAATTTGCCTTTTTTTATGAAAAATAAATTTGCCTTTTTTTATGAAAAATAAATTTTCCTTTTTTTATGAAAAATAAATTTGCCTTTTTTTATGAAAAATAAATTTGCCTTTTTTTATGAAAAATAAATTTGCCTTTTTTTATGAAAAATAAATTTGCCTTTTTTTATGAAAAATAAATTTGCCTTAATACTAAATTTGCCTTAATACTAAATTTGCCTTGAAACTAAATTTGCCTTGATTGTAAATTTGCATCAAAACAGTATTTGCCTTAATACTAAATTTGCCTTAAAAAAGAATTTGCATTTAGGTATTGCATACTAATATATATTTATATACAATAGGTGTATGTTAAATAAAAGTAAGGAGTTAAATAACATGAACATTTATACCGCAAAAATAACTATCACAACACACGATATAGGAAGAGAAGCAGGCTCTAAAAAAGAATATATCGAAAGTGTAAAGATGCAGTTTTTGGAAGAGAACAACATAGAGCTAAGGGATGATGAGATAACTATATTGGAGGAGGTGAAAGACAATGAGTAAAGGGTGTTGCAATGAGTGTGGCTATAAAGCTGATTATATTATTGATAACAATAATTATGCAGATAATGGCTACAAAGATTTAAACCAAGTGCCAACAGATAAAATGTTATGTGGCGTATGTTATGAGGTGAAAGACAATGAGTAAAGTAATAACAAAAGAATATACAGTTTATGATTATTCTGATTTGCGAAAAGATGATGAATTGTGCGATAGGATATATCAAAAATTTTGGTTAGAAAATCCAAACAATATTAATCCTTGGGCTGATGAAAACTTAGATAGTTTCAAATTGTTTGCAAATACTTTAAATATGGACTTTGATTATTCACTTTCAAATGATGAATATCAAACGAGACAATGTTTTATAAAATTAGTACCCGATTATTATTTAGATAATAAAGATTATAAAGAATTGCTAAAAGATTATACAGGCAATGGATATTGCTTTTGTGATGATTTGGCTAACTTTACAAACACATTATTAGATAAGAAAAAATATAAAGTCTTATGTGAATGGTCTGCAAGTGATTTTGCTTTAGAGATAAGAAATAGAATGTTTGAGTTATGGTTTGAGGATAATCAAGATTATTTTTCTAAACAATCATTTTTAGATCATGTTGAGTCAAACGGATATGAGTTTGATGAAGATGGTAATTTTATTTAATAAGGAGCAAGACAATGAATGTTGATAGTGATAAACCAAAACATATTGAATCTATATATAAATCATCTATTGATTTTGACTTAGAGAAACTAGGTATTGATTGGGATAATATTAAAGATTATTACATAAAATATGGAATTTTACATGTTGATTTCAAAGATGGAACTTCAAAAGAATATAAAGGAGAGGTTCAAGCAGTTGATTACAAACGTTGGTGTGATGAGTTGATATACACAGAAGATTGGGATTTAGTGGAGGGGTTGAACTGATGCAAGTTAAAACCGACCCTAGTATAAGTTTTTTTATAAACTAAATTTGCAGTAAAGGTAAATTTGCCTTAATGGTAAATTTGCCTTTATCTCATTACCCTTCTTACCCTTCTTTTCATTTGTTTGTTTACTTCTTTATAAAGATTATTTCTAACAACTTTTTCAGACAACTTAAACCAATCGATAAACTTTCTATGCCTTATGAAAGGAGTAAAAGCAACTAAAAGATTTAAACCCTCTCTACCCTTCTTTCCCTTTCTTGCCCATACGCCATAAACTTTAGAGCCTTTACCTTTAGGAACGCCAACAAAACGAGAATTTGCTCTATCAGACTTTTCAGTTTTGCTTAAACCTTTTATAAGGCCTTTTTTAGTAACAATATTTCCATATTGATTTGATTTTGTAAAACCTTCATCTGTTGGTGATGGGTATGCTGATCTTCTAGCAGGTTCTGTTTTGCCTGTGTAGATATAATAAAGGTAAGAAGCGGACTTGTCTTTAACTCTTACTGTGGCTTTTAATCGATTTTTTTTCGGTTTTGAGAATTGACTCATTACTATTGACTTAACTGTAAATGGTTTCGGCCTATGTAGTTTCTTTACTAGCATTTGCCTTTGAGCATTTACCACCTTTTCAGCAGTAAAGTTTATACCTTCACTAATTACTTTTTTAAAAGTCTTATCACTTAAAATGCCCATCTTTCTTTGCAGTTGCTTTAAATCGGTTTTAATTTGTATATCCATATTTGCCTTTTATAAATTTGCCCAATGGCTCTTATTATCAAACTTCAAGCCATTCTCATTTGCCAATTTTAAAATTGTCGATTTGCTTTTACCTAAAGATACAGAAACCTCGTTTAGCGATTTGCCTTTGTCAATTTGCCTTTTGAGTTTAGTAATATCGATTTGCTTTTTTTCGGCCATTAAAGATTCTCATAATGTTCTATCAACTTATTAATATACCATTTTGCTTTTTCTAAATCTTCTATATTGTTCTTAAATTTAAATCTGTGGATATACTTAATAGCTGAACCCTCTAGGTAGCTGGGAAACTCTGAGCCTAGTTGTTGCTTTATGTATTCAATACATTCAAATTTGCCTTTCTTGTAATGACTAGGGTTCACAGGGTCGTGATTTGCCTTTTTTATTTGCCCTAATCTATCCCATTCTT